AGACTATTGCAATCTCCAAGCAAACGTTTTTGGGTTTCTTCCGACCGAGCATACAATGTCATTCTCAATATGCTCAATGGTAAATCCATCAGCAGCATGAATCCACAGAAAAGAGCAATGTTTCAGGAGATTTTCCGAAGATACAAGATTTATTCCAAGGAGCATCCTTCTCTCACCAAGATGGATGCCATTTGGCATGTGTGCAATCAGGAAGCACCGAGTTTCTATCTCACTCCAAAATCCATGCACGTCATACTTCATCGGGTGAGGAAGGAGGAGAAGAAAAGATGCTACGAACTTCGTCAGAGAAGATTGCGCTTTATGCAGGGTACATTATAATAATATGTATCACGCTCATAGGATATGATGGCATGGGTCTCTTTGAAGGTTGCTCTATTCAGAACCGACTAAGCTACCCTTTCTTCCATCAGAACATCTTTCATGCAGCCATCAACCTCTATGTGTTTCACCAATGTTACCGAGCAATCCCTTGCGGTATCGGTCACATGGTAGCATTCTATCTCATAGCCGTAAGCTATCCCTTCACCTCATCCGTACCAATCATCGGTCTCAGCGGATTTATCTATGCTTACATGGGCTTTATCGCCCCCTACGTGGAGAATAAGGTAAGATACAATCTCACCATTCTCCTATATATCTGTGTTGGAATCTTTTTCCCTTGCATGGCGGTTGGAGTCCACATCTATTGCTATGTACTTGGTCTGTTGTGGGGTTATCTAAATGCACCGCTATGCCAAGACAAGTAACCGCCAAACTGACTGATGCACTCAACAAACACGTATTGGGCATTCTGAAGGAGAACGAGAAACGCATCAAGGAGATCAACACACCATTCAATCCCATCAAGGGTGAAGGTTGTGGAGACAAGCGATTCCTACTTTTCCTTCCTGATTTCCCGATTCAGAAGCAGCAGCTTCCAGTTTCGATGAAGAAGATTCCACTCGTCAAGATGCTCATCGAGTTGGGTAGCTGCAAGGCAGTAATCGAGGAGCTGCACAAGGATATAGACGAGCCGTACAACCTAGAGGAAGAAATGGAGCAACTGGTGGAGCAGTTCACTCGCATCAGAATGAAGCACGACCCTTTCTTCTTCTTTGCCACATTCATCTATATCAAACCGAAAGGTGGAGGTCTCCCCTTCCGTTTTGTACTGAGAAGACCGCAGAGAAGACTGCTCAGGTGGCTGGAAGAGCGAAGAAAGAAGAATCGCCCTATCCGTCTTATCCTGCTAAAAGCAAGACAATGGGGAGGTTCAACGGTTATTCAGATGTACTTCCTCTGGCTGCAACTCATGTGGCAGAAGGGTCTCAACTCACTCATCGTGGCTCAGGTCAAGGACACGGCAGAAACCATCCGAGGAATGTTCGAGGAAGCTCTGAAAAACTTTCCTACCAAGTTCCTCTACGAAATGGGAGAAGCGTATTCTGAGAACGAACCGAAGTTTGTTGGAGTCGGAACATCAGGAAACGTCAAGAAGGTTCCTCAGCGATTCTGCAAGATTAAGGTGGGTTCCATGGAGCGACCGCTGTCAGCCAATGGTGAAGATTACAACTTGGTTCACCTTTCCGAGGTTGGATTGTGGAAAAAGACGGACGGAAAGTCTCCTGAGGAGGTGGTGCAGAATGCTACCAATGGTATCTTGTACCGACCATACACGATGATTGCCTATGAATCCACCGCCAATGGTACAGGCAACTTCTTCCACAAGGAATGGCTTGCAGCAGTCAAGGGAGAATCTCAATTCGAACCATTCTTTGTTCCATGGTATGAGATATACGATATGTATCATCTTGAATTTGAAAGCAAGAAACAGAAGGTAGAGTTTGCCAAATGGCTATACGAGAACCGCTATAATACAAACACGATGTCCGACCGAGAAGAGCCAGGCACCTATCTTTGGAAACTATGGAATCTTGGTGCTCCACTTGAAGCCATCAACTGGTATATTGCCGAGCGCAAGAAGTTCACCGACCATGCAGATATGGCTGCTGGCTATCCTACTGATGATATTGAAGCATTCAAGCATTCAGGAGCCAAGGTGTTTGCCGAAGACAAGGTTGACAAGTTCCGAAAGGGATGCCGAGCACCTAAGTTTATCGGTGATGTTTATGGTGACGGATATAAGGGCAAGAAGTGTATGCAGAATGTGCGATTCTGTGAAGACAAGCAAGGTCAGTTGTGGATATGGAGCAAGCCTGAGACTTTTGATGATTGTAAGGTAACCAACCGCTATCTGGTTGTAGTGGATATTGGTGGACGTAGCAAGAATGCCGACTGGTCTGTTATCTGTGTCTTTGACCGCTATTGGATGATGGAAGGCGGCAAGCCGTATGTGGTAGCACAATGGTATGGGCATATTGATATGGACTTGCTGGCGTGGAAGGCTGCTCAGATAGCCAAATACTACAACGATGCTCTATTGGTTATTGAATCCAACACCTTGGAGACGAAAGACAAGGAGCATATCTTGGAAGGTGGTGACCAGTCTGAGTTCATCTTGAACCAAATCAAGGACGTATATGATAACCTCTATGCACGAAAGCAGAGTGAATCAGACATCAAGAATAAGGTTCCAGTAAAATATGGATTCCATACCAACGTAGCTACCAAGCCTATGGTTATCTCTGTATTGGTTCAGGTTATCCGTGAACAACTCTATGTAGAGCGAGACGATAGATGCTTAGATGAATATCTCACCTACGAGAAGAACGGAACCGTATATGAGGCAGCAGACGGAAAGCACGATGATTTGCTCATGACCAGAGCCATCGGACTCCACATCTGTTTCAATGAAATGGAAATGCCTAAGATGATAGAGTATAAGACAAGAGTAATGACAAGAAAGGTTTCTGTTTCGGCAGCAACCATCATATAGTTCAAACTAAATAATTACGATTATGAAAGTAACAAAGATTTTCAAGCGCATCAAGTGCGAAATCATGTACCGCCAAGCTACGGCTAAGGCAGACTACGCATCCAAGAAGAACAATGGAGAAATCTTCTATGTTCTTCCTACACAGAAGGGCAACCTCATGATTATGAACCGCTCACTCTTCGAGACATTCAAGAGAACAAAACTGGTTGACAACGACATGAAGGTCAGAGACCTGTTCAGGGATTGTGTCTATCATACCAACTGCAAGAGCAAGAAGGGCAAGGCGAGCCGCAAGCGTAAGCTCCTCAGATGGAAAGGCTTGATTTAGAAGTTAACGGATAAGAGATAGGTAGAGTATATTCTGCCTATCTTTGCCTATTATTAATAATGTGTATCAAAATATGATTTATAAAATAGTACAAGGAAATAGTTTCAAACTACACATCTTAGTGCGGAAGATGGATGTATCGAGAGAGTTTCAGCGACTCGTTGACTTCGATATGAGTCAGGCTACCGACATCAAGGTTGAGTTGTCAGGCTGTTTCTGTAACACGATTTCCGTTCCAGTACAAGTAGCAGGAATCCAAGGAAATGTGTTGATATGTGACATTCCTTCTTTCCTTGATTGCGGTAATTACAATGTCAGGGTATCATGGAAGTATGAAGATAGTGAAATGGTCAGCATAGAGCGTAATCTTCTGAGAATCGTAGAACACAACTCTATGAGTAATGTTCCTATCGGTGTTACAGAAGGTGAGCATACTGGCTTATTCAATCTTCGCTACTACATCGTGACCAGCAATCAGTCAACTTGCCCAGTATCGTTCATCGTTGACAACGTCAAGTTCAGCTACACCATCAATGGCGAAACTCAAATGGCGGATAACCAAGAGAACTATGTGGTTAACGGAACTATCAGCAACGGGAAGAAACTGGAAGCTGAGTTCATACCTATAGAAGGCTTCAGTATCGGTCAGGTAAAAATTATTATGGATGGCAAAGATGTTACTGACGAGTATTACGATAGTACTACTCATAGAGTATTCATTCCAGCCGTATCAGGTTATGTTACCATCACAGCAAGCGGAACTGTAAAGGCAAGCTATTATGGCGCATCATCAGCCAAGAATATGGGCGAGTTGAACATGTCAGACCTCACAATGTACGAAGGTACGCTTGTCGGTCAAACTCTAACCATTGCGACAACAGAAGAAAAGCCATACATCTGGTTCGCAAGCCGCCAGCCACTTATCTTTAGCCAATGTGGTTTTGAAGCTTCTTTGAATACTACAAAATTGGGCGACCTCTACTACTATTGGTCAGACGAACTTGTAGCTGGTGACGACAATGAATATCAAATTAAACTTAAAGAATAATATGGCAGAAAATAAAAAGTACAATAGCATTCTTGTTAGCGGACGCAAAGACGAGACTCTGACATATTCGAGGTATATCAAGGACGAGGAGTCTGGTAAATCCGTTAAAGAGTCTCTTGATGAAAAGATTAGTACCACGGATAAGATAGAGATTAATCAGATTGCTCAGGCTGTTTGGGATAAACTCAAAAAT